ACCATGTACTGCGCGGCAACCTGATAGGTCTGCCCAACGAAGTTCAGGTCGATTGAATCATTGTCCGCTACAAAGCCGCTGCTGGATGGCGCTGCGAAAACGAGGTCAAGCGTTGGCCCGTCCTGAAGGAACGGGTTGGACGATCCGTTGTTCTGCCCGTTCCTCGGGCGAACCCGCATCCGGGGCCGGACGTACATTTAGAACCCCTCGCCCGACATGATGTGCAGCGAACTGGACAGCGCCGAAGTGATGAACGCGATGTGCGTGTCATCCTGCGGCTTGGAGATGGAGACTTGGGCAAGCGCCGGAACCGGGTAGTCAGCGATCGTGGCCGTCAAGCCGGAAACGCCAGTGCGGACGTAAGCCACCACCGAGGACGAAAGGTTCGTCAGCACGATGGTCTTGTCGCCAAGGCCCAACTGCACCGAGGCAGAGGTCGTGGTCGGCGTAACCGTCTGACCTGAGCCGTAATGCGGAGCAAAAGTTTCTTTAATCATTTTTCAGTCCTCAGGCCGCAGCCATAATAATCCAATTGGAGCCGTCGCTGACCAGTTTGGCCCACTTGCCAGCGGTAGCAGCAAGGATGGCTGTGCCAGCAGCGCCGCCAACAAGCGGTACGACGTTGCTTGATGCCGACACCAGCGTCTGCGCCTGAATCGTCTTAAAGTAGACGATGCGACCAGTCCACGCGGATGCAGCAGGCAGCGTCACGATGCAGGACGATGCCTTGTTCACGATGATTTCCTGCTCGGTGTCACCCAGCACGAAGTCAGAGGTCTTGGTGGCCGGCACGGTGGAGTACGCCGCGTCTAGGTTCGCGTTGACGTAATCCATGATGAGCGACATGGACGCCTTCCGGGCATCGCCGTTATTGGGCGAGTACAGCGGGAACTGGTCGCCAGCGGTGACGGTAGTGACGGAGGAAAGGTTATTGATGGTAGGCATTAATCAAACTCCAAAATACCATCGCCACCCGTTAGTACTGGGTCGACTGGCGGGTTGATGTAGGTTCCGTAGGCGTCCCACTGCTTGTTACCAGCGCCAGCAGGCATTGTGCTGGGTAACTGCATCTCAGGAGGCATCGTAGAACGCGATAAGATTAGGTTGTAGGCGTCTCTGGCAATCGCCTTGGTGTCGGGCGATACCGTCTTGCCGTAGGACGGAGCGAGGCGCACAGCGAGGTTGGTGATGACAGCCTCATTGGCTGAGTCAGGAACTGTGCTGTCCTCGTCAAGCGAGGAGGCGCCCTGCGTGCCGGGCAGCGGGTACGCCAAGCGAATGCCCTTGCCGTTCCAGTTGGCCATCATTGCATCAAGGCGCACGAGGGCGCTCTGCAACTGCTCAGGTTGGGCATCAAAGATGTAGGACGCTAGCCCGATTTCCTCGAGAGCGGCAATCACAAACTGGCGCTTGGTGTAAGCCATGCGTTAAGCCTCGGAGATTTTCCGCAACAGTGCGGAGTCCGTGGTGCGGCCGTCAAACTTGATGCCAAGCGTCTTGGCTTGCTGTTCCATCTCAGCGCGGGTTGGTGGCGCGTCATCAGCGACTGGGGCCGCATCCTTGCTTGCCTTCCACGAAGCCAGCGCCTCGCCAACAGAGTCAAACCAGCCAGCCTTTTTGGCGGCATGGTACTGAGCCATGTTTTCAATATGCTCAATAGCAAAAGAGCCACCGCCAACCCACTGGTCGCCGGGACTCTTGAACAGAGAGCGTGGAAATTCCATTACTTGCTCTTCTTGGGCGCGGGCTTGACCTTGCCCGGCTTGCCAGCAGCAACCGCGGACTTGCGAGCCGAGGAAAGTGCCATTGCGACAGCCTGCTTCTGAGGCTTGCCGGACTTCATTTCCCTACCAATGTTGGTGGAAACGGTCTTGGCGGAGTAACCCTTTTTCATCGGCATGATTCTCTCCAAAAAATGGGGAGGTTTTTACGCCTCCCCTCAAAGCGCGGTGGGCGCTACGCTGGGATATCAAGTGAAGGAGGCAGGAAACCCACCTCCTCCAAGACCACTTAGGTCTGCGAGAAAATCATAATTCCGCTCATCTCAGGCTGCTTGTTGACCACGCCGAACAGCGTGTCCAAGCGGTACTTCGTCTTCATCGTGTTGATGTCGTACTGCTTGGTCATCACCAACTCAATGCCCTGATCGGTTGCACCGCGCATGACGGCAGCACCAGCATCCGTGGGAACCGCGTAACGGCCCGGCAGGATTTCCAGCGCATCCTTCTGCCAGAACACGTTGACCGGAGCGGTAACGGTGTTCAGGAACACGATGGCCGACGTAGCCGACTTCGTGTTGATGACGCAGTTCTGGTACTGAGCCGACGCGTCATTGGCAACCTGATTGCTGATGATTGGCGGGCTGATGACCATCGTGGTTGAAGTCGCAACCGAAATGACACGGAAGGTCTTGAGGCTTCCCGTGTCCTGCTTCGTGATAGCGTGGACGTTGTTGAGGGCCGCAATCGTGAACGAATCGCCAGCGGCCACGCTCGTGGTGCTGGAAACCGTAACCGTCTGATAACGGTTGTCCACGTTTGCCACTTCGCCAGTACTCGCAGTCGAAGTTGCCTTCGGGATGTAGTAGTTGGTAGCAGCGTCAGCCGTCGAGATGGTTATGGACGAACCGGCAGCAGCAGCCTTGCGATAAGCGTAGTCCATCTTATACGTCTCAAAGCCGGACACCGGGCCAACATAAGCCTTCTCGTAGGCCGTGTTGGACTTGGTGTTGCCAAACGAACGCGACAGCGCCGAGAGGTTGTTGGCCATGCCGTTGTAGTCACGGCTGGACAGCGCCAAGTAGCGGTCAAACTGCGGGACGCCACCTTCGTTCATCAGCGTGTCGCACTGGGCAACGTCATCAAAGCCGGCGGCAGCGGTCGTGCGCTTAACCACGAGCGTACCCTGAAGGGCAGCCACGTTGTTGATGGCGACGTTAATGTCGGACGCAAGCTTCTGCTTGGCGCCAGAACCAAGGCGGCCTTCCTGCAAGGCATCGCGCAGTTCAGTCGCGGTCAACACCCACGGCACGGACTTGTTGAAGCCGAGCGTAGAGGGAACTGCCAACTGAACATCGTCCTTGAAGTTGGAAGTCATGTCAGTTCCGGTGAAGGACTGCATGATGTACGGCTGCGGGCGCCAGATGATGTTGTTGGTGCGCTCCATCTCGGTGCTGTTCGTGTTGTACAGCGAGACGTTGCGGCTCAGTACGAGCGCGTCCTGAAAGCCCTCGAGGATGTCCTCAAAGGCAACTCGTTCTTCCTTCGAAAATGCATTAGCCATGATCTAAATCTCCAAAATTGTGTAGGTTACTTTGCCTTCGCTTTCTGCTGCCGCCGGTATTCCATGACTTTACTCATGTTTCCCGTCCGGGCTGCTTCTTCGCGCAGGCGTTCCAATGCCGAATCAACCGTCCCCGAAACTGGCGCCGTGCCTCGCACAGCCCGCTCCGGTGGCGGGGGAGCCTTTCGCGGCGTCACCTTCAACTGGGCTTCCAGCTTGGCAACGGCAAAGGCGAACTTGACGGGGTCGGAAATCGAGGAAAGTTCCTTGGCCTTGGTCGGGTTCTTGCCGAGCGCGTAAATCACCAACGCGGGGTTTTCAGCACCTTGCAGCATCACTCCCTGCTGCGTGACCGAGAACGTCTCTTGAGCAAAATGCTCGGCGTCCTCAAAGTCTCGCACCTTCAGTTCGGCTTTCGCCTTACCGTAGGAGTCCAGTTTGGCCTGCCAAGCGCGGTCTTGCGCTGCGACGGCTTCTCTGGCCTTTCCCTCTATCTCGTCAGCCCGACGCTTTTGGTCGTACCAACTCGATAGTGCTGCTTCGTACCGCTCCGCGTCGTAATCCAAGTCCTCAAGGGTAGGCTTCTTTCCGACCTGCGGTTTTTGTTCAACCGCAACAGACTTTGCCTTTTCCTCGAGTTCCCGATTCCTCCGCTGAAGATCCCGGTGGCTCTTTCGCAACTCGCGTACCCAATCCGGGGCGCGGGCTTGCTCCTCTGGAGGTGGCGGTTCCTCACCGATTGATACAACAACTTCGTCCTCGGCTTGCTCGCTGTCCAGTGCCGTCTCGGTCTGCTGGTCATCGAGCGTTTTGGCTTCATCCGCCAATGCGTCGGTGTCTGTCGTGTCCAAATCGTCTGCCATGTCGTGACCCCTCAACTCGGCTGTGTAGGGAGCCGGAACCCTTTGGGCGCATTCTCTTCCCTGCGCCTGAGGGAGTGCAAAATCAGTTTGTGCTGCTGGGCTTTGGCGCTTGCAGCAGTCGTTGCTTGGTGGTTGGCATTACTTGACTTCTGGCAAGTCAAGAATGGCTCTTAACCTTGAGTAAACAAGGCAGAGTCGCAGTTCTGTTTCTGTCTTGAACTCTGCGAGATGCGGTTGTTCTGATTCAATTGCCGAGTGAATGTATTCAACCAAACGCTCAAACTCGTCTTGGTTGCTCATGGTTGGCCTCTCGTAGATTCGATAAAGCGCATTAGGTTATCCACCCACTGCTGTGTGGCCTGCTGCACGGGATTCGAAAGTTGAAACGACCTCATGTCTCCAGCCGGATCAGTTCCGGCGGCGCGCCTGACGCTTGTAAAATCAGAGTATAGCAGCTCTCGCGGAATCGGTCTTTCAAATCCACCAACATACTGACCGGCTAGTTGCGTGTTGTATGTAGTATGCGGAGCAACTGGATTTGCAATAATTCTTCCTGATGGATCCATCTTGGCGATAGAAAAACCACCGGCATGGATTGGCGCGTCCATCAGCGACTTCTCGGTTATAGCTGCCCGCGTGGTCGGTAGGTCTGGGAAGCCGGCTGCCTTAAACTGATCCAGCATCATGCGATCAATAAATGCGTGTCGAAGCGCGCCATTTTCATTTAGTTGAGCGCGTGCTTCTGGGTCGTTTACTCCCTTCCACTCGGGTCGAAAGCGCCGCACTTCTTGATCAAAATTCTTCTTGGCCTTCTTGGTAATCTTGCCGCCCTTTATCTGCTCTAGTAGCGCATCTGACATCATGGTTGAAAAGTCGCCGCCAACGTGGCTCATTGGCGTATAAATCATGTAAACATCGCCACTTCCGGATTTTGCCGCTTCCTGTACTTTTTTAGATAGTCCGGATATTACGCCCTTATCTGATGCCCATGCAGCGCCATGTGGCAAATGTGTTCTCATAAAATCCGGGCCGCCCTCAAGCGTTACTGGATTAGGTAACTGCACACCTTCAATGCTGGTCAATAATTTTCCAGCGGCAGTTCTATCACCAGTTGCCGGAATGATTGTTGCACCACGCAAACTCTCTGGGCTAATAATTTGGCGTTCCGGTAGGTCTTTGACCACTTCCTGCGTGAACTGCATCTCGCTGACCGGCTTTTCAAGCTTCTTGCCCTCGCCGATAGGGTGATACAGGCCGCGCTCTATGTTTTCAGCCTTGCTGGCGCGTGTTTTCTTTGATTTGGTCGTGTCAATGACGGGAGCCGCAGGTTTCGGCACAACCGCCCTCTCACCATTCCGCTCAAGCACAGTCAGGCTCTGCTCTTCGCCGGGGAACACTACGAAGTTGCGGGTTCCCTTGCCGCCGTCGCGGGAGCCTTGGTCAAGATATTTGATGCCGGGTACGCCGAGTGACCGCATATATTCCGAAGCGGCAACATCGCCGCCACGCAAAGCTGATAGCACCCCGTAAGCGCCTCCGCCTGTATCCATATTTGGAACGTATTCTGTCGCCCTGACTAGCGCCAAGAAGTCATCTGCTGATGACGCAAATGGCCCGGTGTCTCGATTGATTCCGTATTCAAGCGGCATCCGCTTCAGCGTTCCACTTATCTGCTGGATAGACTTGGCTGACTCCAATCGAGCAGCATCTGCAAGCAAATCGCGCCTAGCCCAGTCTGCAACCCCATCTGCTTGAGCCAACTTGCGTACCTTGTCTGCCGCAGCCTTACCAAGCGATTCAGGTGTGATGCCCAAACTATCAATCGCTTTTCTGACTGTCTCTGACTGCTCCAACAACGGCTTATCCCAATCCAGCATCTGCTCAATCTTGGCGTCGGGTAGGTCTACTTTGTACAGACTACCTTTATTTTTTCGCAAGTTTTCAAATGAATCAATTGCTGCTTCATACGCTGG